TTAAATATTTTTCCGTACAATCCACCAACACCTAACGCTGTGCTTAATGCAGTTGAGAAAGGACTTGCAGCTTGAGGTTCTGCATATTGTTGTCCTGCTACACCACCTGCTAAACCAGTTAATGCGTTGCCGTATTGTGATAATCTTCCGTAAGGTTCATACGCTCCAGTCTGTGCTGCTTGTTGATCAGCAGTTAACTGAGCTTGACTTAAACCTTGTCTTAATGCACCAAGAGATCCTAATGCAGAAATATCCTGACCCATACCTTGTCTTTGGAAATTAGATAAACCAAACATGTTTTGTGCTTGTTGTCCGTAAGCATTAGCTAAATTTGATTGCATGTTAGCAATAGCTCCTTGATTAGCAAAATTTTGTTGAGCTGCTTGTTGTGCCTGACTAAAACCTTGCGATAATAATTGTGCTTGAAGAGCTGCTCTGTCACCTAATCTATCTGATTGGTATTGACCTAACATTGCACCTTCTCTACCGCCACCAAAATTTCCCGATGAAACTGCTGCATCTTTAATTTGTTGTTCGCCAGCTGCTCCTTGTTTGTCATACTCTGCAAGAGTCGTATCAATAACTTGCTGTTGATACGGTGACATAAAAGGTTGATATGCTTGTGCTCCAGTTAATGCGCCTAATCCACCAACAGTGGTTGCTGCGCCGCCTATTTGTTGTGCTCCTAAATTTTGTGCTGCAGTTGCAGCATTTAAGAAAGGTGTGTAAGATCCCACACCTTGTTGTGCTAAATTAATAGCTTGAGTTTGTAACGGATCTTCACCAGCAACAAATTTTCTACCAGTAAAAGTATCGGTATTTATTGGTGCTGAATAAGTAGCCGTTGCCTGTGTTGCAAAATCTTTTATTGCCGGTTCTATAAAATCTGAAATTGCCATTATATCATCCTCGATTGTAACATTTGTTGTTGATCATACATTGCTTGTGCTCCTTCTAAACCCTGTGAGTCTTCTGAAACTTCTCCGCCTTGTTCTAAGTTATTCATTAAATTTTCCATAACTTCAGCGCCTTTATCTATATCGCCGCCTCCTGCATTTCTAACAGCATCTGCTGTAAATACAAACTCATTTTTTGATAGTCTAGCTGGTACATCGTCTGCTCTTTCTTCACCACCCATTGCTACAAAACCACCTTCATTTCTATAATCTTTTTCCATACCACCCATGTCAATCATTTCTGACGCTTCTTCAGTTTCCATGATTCCACCATCAGCTCTGTTTACTCTTAAAATATCTTTTAATACTTCAACACCACCAAAAGGTTCTGTGCCTCTAGACTCTATGTCAAAACCTAATTTTTTTAATTTAAATATTTCTACTTCAGAAAAAGGACTTCCTCCCTTTGAGTAACCTATTCTACCACCATTAGCTGCCATAGCTACTGGTTGTTCCATACCTGCACCTTCAGGTGCTTGTTGCTGTTGCATTACTGCTTTTACAAATTGTTCAAAAGATAGTGTGCCACCTTTGTTTTTATATTTAACAAATTCTGCCATTAACATTTGTTCTGCTTGAGCTTCACCTGCGCCACCACCCATATTTAAAAATGCTTGTCGTGGTCTCATTCTTTGACCAGCCCCTGATCTAATAAATTCTTCTTCTTCATCTTCAACCATCATTCCATCTGCATAACCTGCACGCCCACCATCTGCATTAGGTTGATAAAAATTTTCCATTACATATTTTTTTTGTGGCATGAATGCTAAATTTTTTCCACCTGTACCCATGTAATAATCTCTTGCACTTTGTCTAATAGCTCCGATATCCATAACGTCTTCTACTTCTTCTTCTTCATCATCACCCAAAGCACCTGCTATAAAAGGTGCTGCAGTTGCTAAAGCACCTGCTGTAAGAAATGCATTCTTACCACTGAAGTTACTACCAAAAGGATTTAATGAACTAAAAAAACCTGCTTTGCCTGCACCTCCAGCCACTCTAGGACCGCCCATTAAAAATTTACTACTTGCTGGTGCAAACCTATTTGCAAGTGCTGCTCTACCTGCACCCAAAGTAGCGGCTATTCCTTTTTGTCCAAATAAACCCATAGCTTCTCCACCAAAACCAGCTCTACCAAATAGACCACCTATACCTGTTCCAGGTATTCCAAAACCTAAAGCCCCAATCATTGCTGCTTTACCTAGTGGACTTTTAGCAATTTTCTTAACGCCTCGTACCGCTTTTTTAACGATACTACCTAATCCATAGAGTTGTCTGGGTTCTTGCATTCTAGATATTGCCATAATTTTACCTTAATTCCTATGTTTACTTTGTTTTTGCAAACAAATCAAGAGCCGGCATTACGACTTTTACGTCTTGCGCCATGTCTTCGTTCTTATAACCCTTTAATTCCCAGTCTTTTCTTTCCTTAAAAGTTTCTCCAGTTTGTTTATGTCTATATGTTAATATAACTTCTTTTGGTTCTAGTGTGTTCATTAGTTTATTACATCCTTTTTAATGTTTAAATAGCTAATAGCTACGTCAAATGAATCCGAGCTACTAGATTGAATTGTGAAGGTTGTACCACCTTCTACTATTAATGGTTGGTTTAATAATTCTGTTGTAGTGTTAGCAGTCAAAGCTGCCGATTTAATAGTTGTAATACTATTGTTTAAAATTGTAACTGTTGGAGTTCCAGCAGATGTGACTAAAATAGATTTAACAACATAAGTTTCATTTATTAACGGATTACTTGCACCAAATGGAGTTAAAGCGCTTCCAGTTGTGCTGTTATCTATACCTACAAATTTGTATTGGTTTACTACTGCCATTATTCTAAAAAGAAACTTCTAGCTTCTATCTCCTGTTTTAATTCTTCTTGAAACGTTGTGTTTAATTTATTTATAACTCCATCTAAATCTCTAACTAAAGATTGAAATGTAGTTTGATCGTATTCCTCACTTGCTCTAGTTAATGATTGTACAATTTTTGCCATTATAAAATACTTGCTAGTCCTCCATATCTTAAACCTACTCTACCACCAGTTGCCGCCCTAAAAGCATCGTGTTGATCTTTTGTCATTCCACTCGACCCATGTTGTGTAGAACCAGCATCATATGTACCTCCTGGAGTCCATGATCCTGTTGTTCCTTGTTTTTTTCCTGAAGTATAAGTAGTTGTTTGAGTTTTGCCACCATCACCACCAGTTGTGTCATTTCCGCCGTGAATATTTGCACCATCATATGTTTTGTCAAAGAATTCTTTAACTCCCGGTCTTTTGTAATTTTTAACAAACTTATCTATTCTATTTTGATATTCTTCTTCTTTTATTTTTTCAAACTCTTCAGCACCTTTATTATAAAAATCTTGCGCTGATAAATTCATTTTATTCATTTCTGCCCATGTTTTTTTGTATTCAGGGTGTATTGCATCTAAACTTTTATTTATATTCCAGTCTGCATTTGTCCATCTATCTTTAGAATCATCTATAGACTTATTTAATTCTTCTGCTCTATTTTTAGTATACTCCGCATAATTTCCAAATGCTGATCTAGTATTAATCCCAAATGGATCAGTAGATAATCCTGTAGTGTTTGCACCAAATATTGTTGGACCTTTGTATCCCATTCTAGATGAAATAAAAGCTTGATCAGCTCTAGGAAGACTTCCATACCTATCAAATTTACCTAAAATAGCTGCTAGAATTCCGGGCCCTGATCCCGTGCCCGTGTACCCTGATTCTAAAATATCTCTAGCTGATTGTGGTCTATTAATACCAGGTATACTATAAAACGCATCTGATATTCTTCTACCTATTGTATTTTTTGCACCAGCTTGATAAACACCTGGAGCACCTTTTATTGTTTCATTAATAATTGTATTTGGATATCCCTCAACTCCAGTAATAGCTGGAAACTCTACACCCTCCATTTTAATTTCAGCACCTCGTACACCTTTTTGTTCTAAAGGCATATTTAATGCTTCTAATCTATTTTGTCTGTCCGCTATAGCTTGATCAAAACCAGAAACCAAAGAACCAGTAGTGCCTGCGTAATAATTATTTTGATTACCATCACCAGTAAAAGCATTAGTTGCAGGTATTCCAAAACTAGCAGTGACAGAGCTTATATCTTGTTCTGTTTTTGGTAGATTAAGACCTAATCTATATTTTTCTTGTGGAAGATATTGATAATCTTTATAAAGTTCTTGATCTCCTTTATTATAAAACGCTACCATTATCTTCTTCCTCCAGGATGTATATCTAATCTAAATGTACCTAACTTCCAGTCTTGACTTGCTGCAGTATTAGATACTTTTAATGCTATAGATCTTGCTCTTAATCTTGTATCTTTTTTTGTTGTGCTTGATGTTATATCAAAATTTGAAGTAGTTGAAGAACTATTTGGGTACGTCCTAGTTACAAAACTTACTCTAGTCGAACCGGTCTGTGAAATAAAGTCTGGTATAAATCTACTAATTCTCATAATAAACTCACCGTCTCCTCGAGTATCTGGCATACCTACAGTTGCTCCGGTGTTACTTCTTCTTTGTGTAATATCAAAATCTCCAGAAGTAATGTTAGCAGTAATAGCCGTTACTACTCCTCCAGCGTCAATTTGATCGGTCCCCGTTTCATGTTGATAGTATATTGAAGTACCATTTGTATTTCCAATAACATCGTAAGATGCATTGTCTCCATTATTATAAGCTGCTGCATGTGGTTTGTCAAAAACAGCAGAATCTCTCCAAGCTGTTCGAGCTAAACTTCCTGTTGTCCATATAGGTCTTTGAGGTGATGACTCTAAATAATTATAAGTAACTACTCTATCAATTACATTTGAACCATCTTGTGCATAAAACCAACTGACTTCAGTAAACAAATTATTTAATCCACAATTAATTAAATCTCTGGATGTTGTGTTAAGATCATCATAAACATAATCTTCTACCAAACACGGCATTGATTTTAATTGACCATCGTATTTAAAAAAACCATTCTCTGACATCCAGTATGCAGCACCATCAACTTCTACGCATGCATTCTTACCAATTAGTCCACAGTTAGTTCCAGCTTGTTCAAAAGAAAAAGTAAATGGTGCACCAACAAAACGCATTAAAAATAATGCAGTATCAGTCCAAACATATATTGCGTCCCTACCTTTAATAGCTCCCATAATTTTAGAACCTGCAGCAAGTTGTTGTGTGCCGGCTGTGTTATTTGCTGTTACTGTATAAGAATTAGTTCCATCAATGTTTTCTTGATCTGAGAATCTAATAAACATATCGTCTTGTGTTGGTTCACTACCTACTGTTGTTTCTGTTCCAAAAAATACTAAGTGTCTGTCGGGTGTAGATACTAACACGTGCCTTGAAGCTGTGGGTGCATTAGCAAGTATGGTAGCTCTATTATCAGTAGCATTGACAGGCGAAGAGTCCCACTCAAAACAAGCACCATTATAAATTAAAGCAATTAATTTAGTGCCATAATTATCTAATACCCATAAACCTGGATCTAATGTTACATCATCTGTAGAAGATTCACCCCATGCTACATAATCAGAAATGTTACTTACTGTTACTCCAGCTGTATGGGCTGCTCTTGTAGTTCCGTTAACTGCTCGCGCTCCTCCACTTAAAGTTCCTGTTGCGGTGTCATTATTTGTATAACTAATATCTTCTGATCCAATTCTAATTTCTCCTGAAGTAGGAAATGCAGTTGAATCGGCTACAACTACAGTCGTAGTAGGATCGTCTGGAAGTGTTGTCGATAGAGTAGTCGTTGCAATACCTGCGGCAGTTCCACCATAGTTTGCTGTACCCCAACCAAAACCCCCTAACTGTTGTTCGGGACCTACTGTATAAAAAATTTTTGCTGTAGCGGTTCCCACATTATTTGTGGTTCCTGATGCGTTAGAATCCATCGTAATGGTAATAGTTGTAGCGGTAGGGATAGATGCTGCCATAAATTTTTTATCTTCAAAAGCTGCATCGTTATAGCCTGAACCTGGAGGCGCGGTAACTGCATCTAAAAGAACAATATCGTCAACGTTCATTCCATGTGATGATGGAAACGTAATTGTAACTGTTGGTTGTCCGCTTACAGTAGAAAAATCACAGCCTGCTAGGGTAAGTCTAATCGGAGTAATATCATAGTAAGTACCACCAGAATATACGTACAACATTCTGTTAGTTCCAATAGCAGCATATTTAACACCTGCGTTATTATCAAAATGATGTATTGCTCTGGCTGCACCAGTTAATTTGTCTTGGCCTAATTGGTCCCAACCCCCTATTTTCTCAGGAGTACCATATCTAAAACGAACATTATCACCATCAAACCACTGTCCTTCAGCGCCTGTTTCGGTAACTTGTTTATTAAATCCTGGAGCAAAGCCTAATTTTTGTAGCATATTGACCTTTTATTATAAAATTAAAGCTTTGAATATACTATATTTTACTATTTAACGCTATATTTTTAAAACACATCGTACCAAATAGCAAGAGTATATCGTTTTCCTTTAGTGACTGGATTAACTTTATGCCAAACCACATCTTTAAAACTAATTATACTACCTTTTTTTGGTTTATGTATTTGTCGAGTTGAAGACATTGCCTCTGAATAATCAGAAGCAGTAACTAACTCACCTCCTTCAAAATCATCATTTAAAAAAAGTATAGATGTTCCTCGATATATTGGATAATCTCTATGCCAATCCATACCTTGACCTTCGCCCCACTCTACAACTTCCATATTTTTAATGTAAAAAGATGTACTTATTTCTTGATGAGAATAGTTATGTATAAAAGGAATTAATTGTTTAATAGTTTCTTCTTTATTTATTAAATCATAAAGTCTTAAAACTTTTTTATCATTAAATACTTGTTTAGCTTCATCATTATTTTTGTATAGGTCAATAAACCATTGACATAGTTTATCATGAAGTAAGTTTTCTCTAGTCATTATCTACAATCGTGAAAAAAATTAGTTAAAGCAAATCTACCCAAACCTTTATTCCTGTGTTCAGGTTCAATAGATATGGGAGTAACAGCATGCAAATAATAACTTGGAAAAAACACCATACGATTATGTTTGCATTCTATAGTTTGATTAGTTTGTGGAAACACAAAATTTCCTCCATCAAATTTTTTAGGTTGTTTGTAAAACCAAATAATACTTGTAAATTGATTACTATCATAATGTGGTTTGTATTCTTGACTATTGTCATAATAGCTAATCATTGTATATACTTGAGTAGCACCTTTAAACTGTATACCTTGAGGCATTAAGTCTTCAACAAAATCTTTAAATTTAGGGTTAGTATATTTTTTAATAGAAGATAGAATTGTAGAAACATTTAAATGTTTTTCATTAAAAATAGACATAGGATATATTCTCCAACTGTTACTTAAAATCTCACGCTCGTGTACAGCAGAGTGTAATGAAGATGATTCTAAATTTTCAGGTCTATAATAAAAATCTAACTCTTTCCAAATTAATTTTTCTTCTTCTGGGGAATACCAATTATCTGCAACAATAAATGGAAATTTACCGTCTTTATCTACACCTTTAACTTCTTGTCTCATATTTTTTCAAAGTAATTAAAATTTAAAATATATCTTTTTTCTACATCGGAAGAAGGTAACGCTCTATGCAAAACATGTCCTTTCATTACTAATAGTTTATTTTCTTCTGCCTTTATAAATTTTATGTCGTTATTATCTTTCACTTCAGTTCCACCATCTGTACTATTTAAATAATAAATTGCTGTAAAATTATTATTATTATAATCTGTATGCCACTCAGACTTTCTACCACAAAACAAAGAAGATAACAATAGGTTTGCTCTTGCTCCAATAACAGCAACTGGATTTAAAACTTCATAAATATCACTTGTCAATATCTTATTAAAAGTTGAAGTTATTTCATTGTTATGGAATAATGAATGTGAAAAATATCCACCCTCCACCTCATTATTACTTTTGTGAAACCATGGAAAATCTTCCCCAATTACAATATTTTTAATTTTAATAAATTTATCTTTGTCTAAAAAATCTTTAATTACTTTATAGTTCATGTTTTATGTGGCACCCCTATAAACTCTCTGTTATCATATTTATTTTTTTCAGACTCTTCGTTTCTATTATTGTAATGAAGAAATACTTGTGCACAATTTTCTCCTTGAAATTCATCCCGCCAATGTTCTAACAAACATCCTTTGTACAATAACATATCACCAGGTTCTAAATTTATTTGATTGCCCTTAAGCCCTATTTCTCCAGAAGGTTCTAAATAAATAGGCCACGGGTCTCCACCTAAATTTAATGTAGTTGATATCTCACAAGACATTCTATCTTTGTGTCTGTGCAACACATCGTTTTTTTTATAAATTCTACAATAAGAATACATTTCAATTAATTCTTGTTCGGTTTCTTTTTCCATTAAAGGCTTTAATTTTAACAAAAGAGTTTCCATAACAGTGTCACCATATATTGAATAAGTATTTAAAACCTGCGGGTCGTCCCAAGAACCGAAGTGTTTATTGTAAGGAGATATTAATCTATTTTGAAACATGTAATTAGCAACTTTTCTTCTTAAACAAATGTAGTCATATATAAAGTTACTCATTTCTGTTGAGATAGCGTTTTTAATAACTGAATAATTATGAGTGTTAAAATGGTTCATACGGTAAAATCAAAATTAATAACATATCTGTGTTTATATTTAATAGGAGAATTTCCCGCATGGTATTGGTGTCCATCAAAATAAATAGCATCTCCTTGTTTAGGTGTATTTTGCAATATAATTTTTTTATCAATGTCTTTTAAAGCATTATCTAAGTCTTCAGATTTATTAAAAAATTTATCAAATATAAAAGTGTCGCCATCAGAATCATTTATATAATACACTAAAGTTTTATACGGTTGATTAAACTCAAACAGATCTGTGTGTGGTTTATTAAATAGATATTCATTTCTATCTGGGTGTTGAAACGTAAGTCTTAGTCTTACACGAATAACATTTTTAACTACAACGCCTGTTTTTTGAGTAAAAAAATATAATAAAGGTCTAAACAATCCCCAGTACATAGAATCTTGTTGTCCTTCTATTACAAGTCCATGGCTAAAACCTATGTTGTCTAAAAATTTTATACCGGCTGTAGGTATGCTGGTTTGATTATATCCAATACTTGAACTGTAATAAAAAGGTATTTCCTCTACAGTTTGTTTAAGTTCTTCTTGATATACCTCTGGTATTAAATTTGTAAGTATTTGTGGTTTCATTCTAAATTATTTCCAAATAATAATGTGTAACTTATTCTCCTATTTTTAAAACCTTCTTTCATAGAAACTTCATTTGTCTTATGAAAATAAGCACCATTAAAAAAAATTGCTCTATTACTTTTATAATTAATTTTAACGGGTTCTACATTTTTTGATTTAATATATTCTAAACTTTTTTCTAAGTTGCCATTCCAATCATCTCTTGTCCAGTTTTCTGGAGGTGTAACTTTGTAAATATGTAAACCATTTTTTTCTGGGTCTAATACACTCTCATCTGATGAAACCCAAATGTTTAAATTTACTGCAGATGGATCACAATGTAAGCCTACACCAGCTGTATTTTCTGTGTAAAGAAAACTCCAGCCTCTTTGAAACTTTGGGACATCAAATTTATTATTTATCTCACTAACAATTAAATCTGTTAAATAGTCTTGAGTTGGAAAATAATCAATTGCAAGATAAGATGGATATTTTTTATCAAAATATTTATTATATAAAACTCTAATTTTTAATATTTCTAAACATTCTTTAGTAAAAAAATTATCTACAACTTTAATATCTTCATAATTTGTAATAATACAATCATTATTTAAAGTTTTCATTTTAAATCCAAGTCCGATGTGTAAGTATTGTGGTTGATATGTCCTTTTAAAAAAGTATTAAAAGATAATGACACTCTGGTGTTTGGTGATTTATTGACATCAACATTGTGCCATACCTTTGAAGGAAATAGTATTAACATATTTTTTTCCACTAAAATTATTTCTCCTAAATTATTTTGATAGTTCCATTTTTTTCTTTCCCAAACTAATGGCCATAAATTAAGCTGCGGACTTTGAATTGTAAAATTAGGCATGTCTTTATCTACATTTACAAAATAAACTCCTGATACCATACTGTTTGCATGATAGTGCATAGCATGTCTGTTACCAGTCCTTAAAAAATTAACCCAAGAATTAGTAATGTACAGTTCGTTTTCACACTGCATAATCTCATTTTTATATTCATCTATACATTTTTGTATTCTATGTTTTAAATTTTTTATTTTAGGATTGTCTAATATGTAGGTGTCATTAGATGAAATATTATTAAGATAATTATTATTTTTATTTCCTGTATCTACATTTAACAAAAAATTTTCTTCTTCGTTATTTAGCTCTTCAAGTTTAAATAAAGCTATGGGTGTAGGGAATAAATCTATTCTAATCACTTACTACCTTAATTTTTTCTATAAAAGATATAAGGATCAAACGTCCTTTATCTTTTTCTTGTACCTCTGATGAGTGAAACATTTGTCCATCAAAAGCAACAAGTCTATTGTATTCACCTGTAAAAGATGTAGTTTTATAAAACATAGAATTGTTTTTAATTTTTAATTCTTGAATTTCTTTTTTCTGTTCTTCAGAATATTTATCATAATTTTTAAAATAATCGTGTTTACGGTGTTGGGCTTCTAGATTAAAACTACAATTATCTTTTATATTATACAAAGAAGTGCCTGATGTGTTATCTGGATTTAGATATACAATACCAGTAAACATACAATTATCCTGATGGACCCAACCGTCATTAATATCATAATCATTTTTTTGGAAATACGTTCTTGCAAAAAATTCTATTTTACTATCTTGATAAAAACAATTTAATATTTTCATATTAATAGATTGAAACAATTCATTATCTATTTCATGAAGTGGTTTAGATCGAACTCCACGTGTGTATCCTACGTTTGAATAATCAATTTTGTTAGCTAATTTAACTAATTGATTGGGGTGTTTAAAAATACCGTCTCTACTTGCAATCATACTAAATTAAAAGATATTGAAATCCTTTCCTTTTTGTTTAAGTTAGGCATTACATAATGTTTTAACCAACTAGGAAATAAAAATAATTTATTTATACTAGGGGTAAACCACCAAGAAGAACTATATTTACCATATTCTTGCCAATCACAATTGTCCCAATCATGCACCATTACATCTTTTGCAGGATGGACAAAAACTAAATTACCACTGTTATCACTTACTTGACTGTAATAAACTCCTGAAAGTATTGAACCTGGATGGGTGTGTTCTATATTATAATCTTTATAACCATTAATATTTACCCACATATTTTGTATAGCAAGATGTTTTTTAATTTTAAGAGTTTTATTAAATATATCAAAATGTTTAATTATTTCGTTTTCAATATTAATGTTATCTTTAATGTTAGAAGATTGCCAACCGGTCAAATTACTTTTAACTAATCCATTAGATTTATCTTTTATATCTAAACAATTTAATGAAATTGTTTTTGCATCTAAATTTAATTCAGATTCATAAATAGGACACGTAAATAAATTATTGATCATCTCCAAGGAGGCCCTAAACTCCATATTACTAATGACGTTCTTTCTCCACTTGTTACAGGTCTTACTTGATGAGTAACAAAAGAAGGAAATACTACTACAGTTCCTTGTGCTTTTATTTTATCTAAGGTTATAATATTTCTACCTTGCTCATTATTTCTAAGATCTATTTCAAAATCACCACCAGTGTATTTATTGGGATCTGTAAGGTTTATAGTTGCAGATAGTTTTCTAACTTTGCCTCTATAATTAGGATGAGACTGTTCTCCAAAAGGAGCGGGTAGATCATCAGCATGCCACGTATAAAATTGATCGGGTTTATATTTTGTAAATTGTATGGCTTCAGTCCAATCCCAATCAAAATTCCAACCTGCATTTTTGTTTGCTGTATGAATATAGGGTCTTACTAAATCATAGATCCATGGCTCTTCTAAAAAACAAACTTCAGATTTTCTTATATTTGTATTACTTGAAACCTTACCTTCAGGTCCAACTAAACCTTTTTGTAATACTTGTGTATCCCCATATTTTACAATTTCGTCACAAATATTTTCAGGAATTGCTTTTTCAAAACACCAATAATATTCTTCTAATCCAATCATCCTTTATGACCGGTAGTATATTAAATGTGTTAAAAATGTAAAGTTAAATTAAGACCACTGTCCAGATTTGACGTAAGTAAAAACAGCGTTCATATCCCAAACACCAGATCCATAAAAAGCAAATGGTTGTTGTGGTGCTGTCACTTTTATAACTCCTGATCCACCCGTTCCTCCTGGTGAACCACCCGCGTGTCCATCACCGCCTTGACCTGAGTTAGCGATTCCATTACCTCCGCTGGCACCACCTGCCCCACCTTGACATTTAGGTGCACCTGGAAAAAGTGTAGGCTCTACATTGGGTCCGCCAGATTGTCCCGATGCCGCTCCGCCGGCACCTCCGCCGCCGCCTCGACCATTCGGTGTAGCTGTTCCTGGATTTCCTTGTGATGGAGTAAAAGGAGGTGTATTTCCTGTTCCTTGAGATCCCGCTCCTGGGCCTCCTGGACCTCCCGATCCTCCTCCGCCTGATCCTCCCGGACCGCCGGAATCGGTTGCATTTCTTCCTGCTTTTCCACCACCTGTTGCAGTGTACATTGTTGAACCTTCACTGCCACCAGGATTAAAAATTGAATCGGCACCTGGAGTAAAACCACCAGATAAACCAGTATTACCACCAGCTCCTACAGTAATACCAACGGGTCCTGAAACAGGGACGCCAGTTATTTGACGAATTCCGCCCGCTCCTCCTCCGCCGCCGGACTGTCCTGCTCCTCCTCCTGCGCCACCAATAACACAAATATCAACACTAGCTATTGCAGCTTGAGGTCTAGTCCAAGTTCCGTCACTATTAAAAGTTTGTGTATCTAAAGAAGTTTGTCCAGTGTTTTCAACTGATCCGCCTATAACTCCGCCGTTTAATCTGTTAGTTGCCATAATTAATCTCCTGTGTAACTTGTATCTATAAATTGTGCAAATGTAAAGCCGCTATCTGACCACGTGCCAGAAGCCGGATCCCAAGAATATAATGTTACTTGATCATCGCTTGGTCTTGGTTGACCTTCTGCAGCTCCGCCATCTTCTAATTGACCAACATGTCTTTGTTTATGTTCGTCCCAAGATAAAGCAGTTGCTTTTCCATCAATTTGGTAAGTATCTGGATGACTTTGATTAGGCCACGCTATAGGTGGATTCCATTCACAAGTATCCTCATCAATATTCCAAGAGTCATGCGTTATTGCAAAATTACATTTCATTGGTCGTGGAGGAATAAAAGCATCTCTAGATTCATCCCAAGTAAAACCTATTCCTGCATAGTTTTTTCTAAATGCTTTTGTTTGATCAGCACTCTCTGAAGCAACTGTTCTACCACTTCCATCGTCAGCTAGAGTATAATGTTTACCCGCTCTAGTTCCATAAGAAGTTTTTTTCCAATAGTTTGGAGAAATATCACCATGAACTGATGTTAAAAAAGCTATTCCGTTTTCTTCTGATCCGTTCTCATCTGAATCAGCTACAACATGTACTGATGTAACGATGTTAGTTGGATCGATTTTAGCATAATGTGCCATTCAATCGTCTCCTACGCGTCGTTTAGAATTTCGTAATTAACAGTTATAACAGCGTCTGAGTTAGCACTCGCGCCAGCTTCTAGATTATCACCTTCTTCAAGGTAGATAGTAGAGTTTTTATCAAATGCAATCAATGTAGAATCTGCTGGTACAGAAACTGTACTCGCAATTGCTATAGGTGATCCACCTGATTTAGTTATGAAAACTGAAACGTCTACTGAACTTGTACCGTCAATATTTGCAATTATAATGTTATTAATTTTAACAAGTGTATCTGATGCTGCTGCTAAAATCTCTGTAGTAAGAGTAGTAGTCAAAGCCGCTTGTACCGATTCACCTGTTATCGATGTTACGTTTACTAGATTTGGGTTTGCCATAGTTTATTTTCTCCTGTTTGTTTTTTATCCGAAAACTAATGCCATTGCAATAGCTTTTCCTACGGTTGCTGCTGTATTACCATTAATTTGAACTTGCCCGGTTCCTTTTGGAACTAAATTTATACTTACATTAGTTTCACCAGATGCTGTAAAGCTAGGGGCATCCCCAGTAGCCGCGTTAGCGTATGTTAATTCGTTAACCGCTGAACCTGTAGCAGTTAATAAAAATAACTCATTTCCGTTAGTATCTAAAATAGAAGTCCCTATTTTAGGGCTAGTTAAAGTTTTGTTTGTTAATGTTTCAGTTCCTGTAAGAGTTACATCACCAAAACCCATGGCATAAACTCCAGTGTTTGTAGCAACACCATCTAAATAAATAATTTTCCAACCTTTATCGTCAGCTGCAAACGTGACTGTAGCACCTGAACCAGATACGGCTTTTAATTGAACTGTTTGTGAACCCGATGTACTGTTTTTAATAAAATAAACATTTTCTGTAAGTAGTGGAAAAGTTACAACTCTGCTACCAGATATTGATCCTGTTAATTCTATAACTCTATTTTGTGCTTCACCTGTTAACGCACCGTTATCAATTGTTAAAGCTGTTGGTGTCCCTGAATCAGTTACAGCCTGAGATAAATATCCACCAGTTAATTGTTCAATTAGACTTAAGTTAGCGTTTGTTTTATTTCCCCAAGTACCCGCGTTTTCGCCGGTATTCATTAGTTCAATACCAAGATCAGTATATGATGATGCCATAATTTTTTTCTCCTATTACGATGCTATCGTTACGTCTGTATAATTTGGATTACCGGTAATGTCAACGTCTTTATAACCTATAGTTCCAAATCCGACAGTGTTTAAACTAGCAGTAAATACTTGTCCTGTCAATCCTATAACCATTGGTGGAGGAGTAATAACTCCTACAGCAGAACTAAATGTTTGTGAAGATATTCCTACAGTTATTTGGTCCACAGGAGACACTAAACTGCCTAAAGTAGAACCAAAAGAAACACCTGTTAGCGGTACAAACTCTACTGTACCTGTTACTAACGAACCTACAGAAGATCCAAAAGTTTGACCTGTTGGTGTTGCTATAGTTTCTAGATCTGCAGTTACTGAACCTACAGAAGCAGGTATCGCAAAACTCGCTAAACCTTGTAAATGATCAGCACCATTATTTAAACTTAAAGTTCCTAAACCTGCTCCAGTTGTTACACCAGTAGGGAAAACTTTAAAATCAAAATTAGTTACAGGAGTTCCTAAAGAAGAAGGAATATTAAATCCACTAATTCCAACTACATCAGCAACATTAAATGTAAATTCGCCACCCCATTGTCCAAATCCCCAAGAGTTAGCTCCCCAATTTTCTGGACCCATTGCTGTGTCCATACTTAAAGAATCTATAATAACTGTAGTTGTATTTTGTCCCCAGTTACCAACACCCCATTCATCTCTACCCCAACCATCTGTTGCTTGGTTATAAGCGAGTGTACCTAAAGTTGTTGAAAGACTAAAACCTGAAACAGAAACAACAGGACTAAAACTTTCTCCCCATGGTTCATTACCCCATTCAGCTCTACCCCATCCTTGTTCGGATGCACCCACTAACGTGCCTAGTGATGTTGAAAAAGAAATTCCAGAAACAATTGTAGTAAAATTATTTTGATTTCCCCAATCTCCTTGTGACCAGGTAGTGCCGGATTCTCCCCAAGAGTTAGCCATAAGGAGTTCCTCCTTATGTCAGTCTTAAAATAGCAGAAGTTGAGTCGTTAGATGGGAATTGAACTGTAAAAGTTCCAGACGATACTGTTTTGTCTCCACCAAAAGCAACTACACAAACAGCGTCTGTTGTACTTGAACCGCCAGCTGTTGTTGTATTATAAATCATACACCCATTAGCCGTAAAAGATGCTGATGTCCATGAGATATCAGAAAAATCTGTAAACGCAGTCGTAGAAGTTAAACCTACTCCTGTGTTAGTTAAAGCTTTTCCACCCGGTTGATATGCAGTTCCAGATGTGTTTGTAATTTCGTTTGAAGTTGAATAGTCAGTTGTAGCTGCACCTAAAGATGCAGAGCTAGTAAATAAAGCTATTTTAAAAGTGTCCCCACTGTTTCCAGATGTATCAAAACTGTGCTTACCTTGAAGTAGTTCTTGTTTGAAACTAGAACAAACTGCTGATGTTATTGCCATAATTTTTTCTCCTCAATTTATGGAGACGGCGACTTGACTTGTATTCTAACTGTTCCGTCAGTATAATCATCTCGTCTTCGTCTTCCCAGTTGCATACCTGCGAACTGTTGTATTGCATTTTTATATCTATTTTCATAGTATGTCAACATATCTGTTGGACCTTTTAAATATCCAAAAGCTTCTACCAGGCAGGCATATAATAGCCCTTGTGGGAAGTATGTACTTAAATAAGTATTGTTATTAAAACCAGTTCCAGATCCCAGACCATTGGGCATTTTATTGTAATATATTCTAAACATATAATTAGCATCTGGTGTTGGAGCTAAATACATTCCGCCAGAAGATGTAGAAGTCGTATTATCTGCACCTCCAAACATTGCATAATATTTAGGAAATCCTGTTACTGAATTGGTAGTATCTGTAGGAGATTGTATTTCTCCAGATGGTCCAAATTTTCTATCAACAAACTCTGATAAATAAGTTTGATCTTTTTTTTCTAACCATTTACCATTCCCTTCTGTATTAGCTGTAGATTCAAACACTTCAATTCCTCTTATAAAAAGTGATCCTGCTGGAGAAAAGACAGTGTTATCATTTGCAACTAATGTACCTTCTTGAACAAATCTTTGTGAGTCCATAGGAAGCTCTTGATAAATTCTAAACTCTGCGGACATAATAAAACCATCTAAAATAGTTGTCGTAAAAACATCTGAACTAACTTCCGTATAATCCATGATGGCTTGTTTTAATGTAGTATAATCGTATTTTTTAACTCCTGACATAATTAACCTCTATCATTAATCGGTCCAACTGTACACTGTAAACCGCCTCCTGTTTCTGCACTACTGGCATTACTAACTAATTCAAAACCAAAACCTACCTGAGTTGTTGTAAAAGCAGGATTACCACTGCTATCATTATATCCAGCGAGTCCTTCTGTTTCTTCAAGAAAAGATATTTTATAAGCTCCAAAAACTTTTGCTCCTGTTGCATGTTCACTTGCTGTTGTGTTAACAGGACTAACTCCTCTGTAGGGAGCGCTCGTTCCTCTAGTACACCCTGTTAAATCATTTGAAGATCTTCCAGTATATTCAATAACTTCGTTTTCAAATAAACCTGA